GCTTTGGATACTATGTTCAAGGTGGTCCTGCAATCGTAGCCACAGATGGTGAAGATTCAGATAATAGACTTTCTGGTAAAGTAGGTGCAAGCCTAGCTGCAACAGAAAAGCTCGACTTCTATGGAGAATTAGCAGTACTGACTGCTGATGCTGACACTGATGATGACAATGCCTGGGCTACTAAGCTCGGTGCTAAGTTTAAATTCTGATGTCACATCAAAACTCAGCTAACCCAGCTAATGTTTATCCTTATGGACCTGACATAAAAGATCCTAATCCAGAAGTAGTTGACCTCTCACCTAGTGAGATCCAGCCACCTGGAGTAGATGAAGAAGAGATAGATCTAGAGACAGCACTAACGTCTCTATGATCAGTAGGAGAGGCACCTCAGAGTCGGACCTCTCCTGCATTGGCACAGGCCCTTACGAGGATACCCTTTGCCGTCTAGACGGTGGGAAAGACCACAACAAATGATCAAACAATTACGCGTAAGAAAGTTAACAATACAATTTATTCCATATAAATGGCACATCAAAATGCTAATGAGCCTCTTGCTGATCTAACCAGGCCGGGTCAATCGAACTCGACTGGTGACGCAAGGGCGCTCTATTTGAAGCTGTTCAGTGGAGAGATGTTCAAAGGTTTCCAACGTAATACGATCGCTCGCGATCTAATTATGAAGCGCACCTTGAAGAACGGTAAGTCATTACAGTTCATCTATACAGGTCGCACAACCGCTGAATATCATACCCCTGGTAACAGCATTCTGGGTAACTCCGATGGAGCACCCCCAGTAGCAGAGAAGACAATTACAGTTGACGATCTTCTCATCTCCAGTGCTTTCGTCTATGAATTAGACGAGACACTAGCTCACTATGACCTACGTAGTGAGATCTCACGTAAGATTGGTTACGCTCTCGCAGAGAAGTATGACCGTTTAATCTTCCGTGCAATTACTCGTGGTGCTCGTGCAGTACACCCAATCACTAAGGCTAACTTCGTAGAACCAGGCGGAACACAAATCCGTGTTGGTACTAACAACCAAGGCTCAGATGCTTATGTCTCAGCTAGTCTTATAAACGCCTTCTACGACGCCGCTGCTGCCCTAGATGAAAAGGGAGTATCGACTGAAGGACGTGTAGGCGTACTAAACCCACGTCAGTACTACGAACTAATCCAAGCTGTAGGAACAAATGGCTTGGTTAACCGTGACGAGCAGGGTGATTCCCTACAGAAGGGTAATGGAATCATAGAGATTGCAGGCATTAAGATCTACAAGTCTATGAATATCCCATTCATGAGTAAGTACGGTACTAAGTATGGCTCAGCTTCTGCTACAAACCCAGGTGTAACATCTCCTGGTAACGTAGGTTCATTCGTTGAAGCTGCAGTAGAAGATGCTGCTGCTGATGTCACAGGCATCAACAACGAGTACGGTGAAGAGACTGAATTCGCAAACTCTTGCGGACTCATCTTCCAGCGTGAAGCTGCAGGTTGTGTTGAAGCAATCGGACCTCAGGTACAAGTAACCTCAGGTGATGTCTCCGTGATTTATCAGGGTGATGTTATCCTTGGCCGCTTGGCAATGGGTGCTGACTACCTCAATCCAGCTGCTTCTGTTGAACTAATAGCAGGTGCTGCTGTCGGATCATCCGGCAACGCTGCCTTCTAACTATCCATAAAGGGGAGCTTCGGCTCCCTTTTTTTTTATTCATAATTATTAATATGGCTTTTCCTACCACAAACGCTACTGAAGAACTACCTGCAATAAATCAAATACTGGCGTCGGTTGGGCAAGCGCCTGTAACCACCCTCGATACTACCAACCCGGACGTTGCGATAGCTTACGATACATTGTTACAGGTCTCTAGAGAAGTACAGGCAGAAGGCTGGGCTTTCAATAGAGAGTATGAGTATAAAATAATAACTGATAGCGATAAACAATATACTATACCTAACAATGTATTACAAATGGATCTATCGAGTATATCTGATAATAGAAATAAAGATGTAGTTAGAAGATCTGGTAAATTATACGATAGACATAATCATAAGTATGAGATTAGTGATTCTGCTGGTGATACTTTAAAAGTAGATATAGTTTGGAAGTTTGATTGGATTGATTTACCAATACCTATTCAAGATTATATAACAGCCCGTGCTAGTACTTTTACAGCTAGTAGAATTGTTGGTGACAATAGTTTAGTACAGATGTGTGCTCGTAAAGAAGCAACTTGTAGAGCTGCAGCACTAGAGTACGATTGTAACCAAGGTGATTATACATATTTTGGGCATCCTGAAGGTCAGAATTATTATACTAGTTATCAACCATACCAAGCCTTGAAACGATAATGCCAAATGTTACACAAACAATTCCTAATTATTTAGGTGGGGTATCTAAGCAACCAGATGTTAAAAAATTACCTGGCCAACTTAGGGATTGCATTAATGCATACCCAGACCCTACATTCGGTCTAACTAAAAGACCGGGATTTAAATTTTTAAAAGAGTTAGGTGCATCTTCACCATCAGATACTTATGTAAATGCTAAGTGGTTTTACATTCATAGAGATGGTGATGAGAAATATATAGGATGTATCAAAGGTAATAGTTTTTATATCTGGAATGTTGATACAGGTGTAGCAGCTACAATGACTTACACGAGTCCTGCTCAAAGTTATTTGGATGGTACATTATCTATACACTACGATATACTAACTGTTCAAGATACAACATTTATAACAAACAAAACTAAGACAGTAGCAGCACAAGCTAATGCTACATTTAATGCTAATAGAGTAGGTACTGTTAGACTACGTGCTGTTACAGCTAATACTACTTATACTGTTACAGTAGTGAAAGGAGGTACTACTCATACAGCTAAGTTTACAACAGGTGATGATCCTGTTGCTGATGAAATATTAACTGGTTTAAACACCGGAGCTAATGGAGCTACTGATGGTACATACACTAACGTAGCTAATGCAGCTAGCGGATTAAATGGTATAACTAATGTAACAGGTACAGTACTTGATACAAGTATAGAGTTATCGTGTACAGCTGACTTTACTTTAAGCGGTAAAGGTGGTCCAGATAACGAACGACTAGAAACATTCCAAGATAAAGTACCTAATGTTACTAAACTACCTGATAAATCCAAACATCACAGAGTTGTAAAAGTTCTTAACACAGCTAATGTTGGAGAAGATGTTTACTTTTCTAGATTTATAGCAGATGATGAGGTATCAGGTACAGGTTTCTGGGAAGAATATATAGATCCAGCAGTATCACCTGGACTTGACTCTACAACTATGCCACACGAGCTAGTTAATACAGGTACTAATGCGTTTACTTTCAGACCTGCTACATGGACAGCTAGGTTAGTAGGTGATGATACAACTAACTCACACCCTAGTTTTGTCGGTAAAAAAATTCAACAATCCTTCTTCGCTAGTAGCAGGTTAGGATTTTTAACTGAATCCAATGTATCTCTTAGTCAATCTAATGAGTTTTATAACTTCTATCATGCTTCAGCGATGACGCAGATAGCATCAGATCCAGTTGATTTAAGCTGCTCTAGTATCAGACCTACACTATTAACAGGTGTATTGCCTACAGCACAGGGTTTAATACTATTTAGTAAGAACCAACAGTTCCTAATGTATGCACCTAACGGTGTCTTTACTCCTACAGCGACTATCATACGTGGTATCTCTAACTATGAGATGGATATTGATATGGATCCTGTAGACAATGGTACTAATATTATATTCGCTAGTAAGACCCCAGGCTATACACGTATCTACCAAATGGCTACAGCAGGTCAAGAGATGAATCCTACTGTATTAGACATAGGTAGAGTTGTGTCCGAATGGGTACCTGATACTGTAACAGAATTAACTGCTAGTCCTCAGAACTCATTTGTAGCATTGTACGGTCCTACTAAAAAGGATATATATTTCTATAGAACATATTCTGATGGTCAACGGGAGGTAATGCAAGCATGGTTTAGATGGGAATGTCCAGGAGAAGTACAGTTTGTTGCTGTTGATTCTGACGTTCTATATGCTGTAACCACACAGAAAACACAGTACTCATTACTTAGTGCTAGTTTAAACCAAACACCTGAGGAACAGATTCTAGTTAACGCTGAAGGTCAGAAAATGAATCCTTGTATGGATCTATATAAATCTGCCAGTTCTGTTAAATATAGAGGAGTAGACGATTTTACTATAACTGCTGGAGGTACTGGGTATAGCTCAACTCCTACAGTTACAGTAAGTCCTGTCCAAACAGGAGAAGGCAGTGGAGCTACAGCCACAGCAACTATAGCAGGAGGAGCTGTAACAGGTATAACTTTAACCGCAGCTGGTAATGACTATACTGAAGGAGCTACAATAGCCATCTCAGGAGGTGGAGGCAGTGGAGCTACAGCAACAGCTACTATCTATGATGGGTCTAAATGTTACTTACCTTACACTGATGATACAGATTTAACGCCTGTACTAGTTGTAGGAAGCGACTCTTCTGATTTAACTAATCCTACCTATGTTGAATCTGGTTTCACTGTAACACCTACACAACTTTCAGATGATGTTGGTGCTTATTTTGGAGTCACACAAAAGGATCTATCTTCAGTTGCATCTAAAGTTATTGTAGGTTATAAGTATACATACGATATAGTGTTACCTAAAACTTATTTTAAATTAGATCCCCAAGGAACCAAGTCTGATTATACAGCTACATTAACTGTATCCAGAATGAAGTTTGCTACAGGATTATCTGGTATTATTGGTTTTAAATTAAGTAGAAAAGGATCAGCTGAATACACAGATGTTCAACCTGTATTAGATGCAAACTTTGGACTAGCTAATGAAGTGCCGTTATCTGAGCAGTCAGTTATGACTGTACCGATACATCAAAAGAATACTAACTTTGATTTACGAGTCTATAGCGACTCACCTTTTCCTGTCTCACTCACTTCGATGATGTGGGAAGGATACTACACACCCAGATTTTATAGGAGAGCTTAATGACCACCCCAAAGGAACGAGATGCTTACGAGAAATATACCAAAGAAATTATCTTAGATGCTTGTGGTAAAGATCCATTTGCAGTTGATTATCTTTGGAATCTTATGTGCATATCTAGAACTGTTGATGATTTATATGATAAAGATCAACAATTGAATCATGAACAAGTTCTAGAAGCTGTGAGATACTTATTAGTTGAACTTCCTTTTAATCCCTTCTTCTCTAAACATAGAGATACCTTAATGTCCCAACATGTATCTATGTATAATGCGTGGATGGCAGCGAATATTTGGGAGAAAGGTGATGAAACTGAACAAATTTATGGACATGTTTGGAGAGATACACACCACGAAGTTGTGCCTATCGTAGCTCTTCTGACACAAGGTCCGGAGAAAATGAGAGTAGTTTCTCAAAAAATCCGTAAACTATTTAAAAAAAATTTAGGAGAATAAATTATGTCTGGAGGAGGCGGCGGAGGCGGCGGCGGAGACCAAGAAAAATGGGTAGAGAACCAATTTCAATATGATAAGGAATTATACGATTATAATTGGGGTAGACCAGGAGACAGTCTAACAGGTAAATATGAAGATGGGATGCAGTGGAAGAAATATAACATGGCAACCACTGCCTTGGATACTAAGAAGGCTAATGATGCTACTGGTAAAGCATATCAAGAAGCTACAGCACAGCAAAATTGGGAGTATAGCATAGGTATTCAAGATTTTTCTTATTTATCTCAATTAAAAGCTTATCAAAAATCAGGTGAACAATATACTCAACAGACTGGTTTAAATCAAGCGGAGTATGAGAACGCTTTAGAAAGAGAAACAGCTGTTTTAGATGAACAATTCATTCAGTCTGCTTTTGAGAACCAAAACTTGATAATGGATTTGTACGAAACAGCTGGCGGTAAGGGTTATGATAAAGCTTCGACTATGCTAGGGTTGCAGAATACAGAAGCTGGATTAGATTATGCCAAACTTACAGAGCAGACGGGATTATCACAAGAGTTTGATAAAGCAGCTTTCAATAAAGCTGATACTCAACTCAGTATGAAAGATTCAGCAGGAGGTACTGCATACCAAGCAGCTAATATTAAAGCAGCTGGTAACCAAAAAGCCCATGAACTTCAATATCAAAAAGCAATAACAGGTTCAGGTGGTGCTGACGTTAGAGAGTCTAAACAACGTGCTGATTTTGAAAACGATTTAATTAGAAGAGAAGTACAAAACTCTAGAGCCAAAGCAGCCTTCGATACTACAGAGAAAAATGTACAAGCACTACAAGCTGTAGGTCAAGCACAGTTATCTCAAGCTGGTAGATCACAAGGTAAAAGGGTTCAAATGGTTTTAGCTCAGTTAGGTAGAACTCAGTCTTTTACTGTTGAAAGTATGATGCATGAGAGTAACTCAGCTCAAGCACGGATGAAGCAGAATAGAGCAAACGCTTTGAACACTGTACAACGTGCTGCAATGGCAGATCAAAAGATTGATTTTGAGGCATTAGAGAATATTGATAAAGTTGAGCGTGATACAGAGGAATCTTTACGTGGTTTAGATGTTGATATAGAGAAAGGAGAACTTGGTATAGATAAAATCCAACAAGGTTTGTTCCATGCTATTGAGAACACTGAAATAAAAACAGATGAAATTGACCGTAACTTACAACATGCACAAGCTGAAGCTGGATTTGATATAGAGAAGATAGATTGGGAGTTAGATAATATATCAGATAGATTTGCACAGAATCAATTAATATTACAAACTACTCTAGATAGTGCAGTCAAAGCTTCAATAGCTAATACAAAAGATATAGCACAAGCTAAGGTCCAGTCTGATTTACAAGCTTGGTCTAATTTAATGCTTGAACCGGATAAAGCTCCAAGTATACCACCTCCTCTAGAACTCCCTGATACTAAATACGATGATATTATGGAACCGGAGATTCCTCCACAACCTATTAAAGGTGCTGCTTTTAACGCTGGTTCAGGTGGAGACTTTATGCAATCAGCAGTAAGTGCTCTGTCAGTTGGGATGACAGTAGGAGCTATTAATCCAGTTGCCGGAGTTATAGCTGGAGTTGGTTCGTTGTTCTTGTAAATACTAA